ACCACAGACACATTGCAGATAAATTTAATAAATTGGCTACGGGTGAAATAAACCGGCTAATCATTAATATGCCACCAAGGCATACCAAATCAGAATTTGCATCCTATCTTCTGCCAGCATGGATGGTGGGCCGTGATCCAAAGCTCAAGATTATTCAAGCAACGCACACGGCAGAGCTCGCAATCAGGTTTGGTCGTAAAGCAAAGAATTTAATCGATCGAGAAGACTACGCAAAAATTTTTAAGACCACACTTCAAGAAGATTCTAAAGCAGCAGGACGTTGGGAGACATCTGATGGTGGTGAATATTTCGCAGCTGGTGTTGGTGGTGCGATCACGGGCCGTGGTGCAGACCTATTGATTATTGACGACCCGCACTCGGAACAAGATGCAATGTCTAGTAAAGCTCTAGAGTCAGCATACGAGTGGTATACATCAGGTCCACGTCAGCGTTTACAACCAGGTGGTAAAATAGTTTTGGTCATGACTAGATGGAGCACAAAAGATTTGACAGGTATGTTGGTTAAGAATCAAAGCGAAGTAAAAGCTGATCAATGGCACGTGGTTGAGTTTCCAGCAATCATGGAACACGGACCAGTGTGGCCTGAATATTGGAAGCAAGACGAATTAGAAAAGGTCAAAGCAACTCTACCCGTTGCTAAATGGAATGCGCAGTGGATGCAACAACCAACCAGTGAGGAAGGAGCCATACTCAAACGAGAATGGTGGCGTATCTATAATGATGAAAACATTCCACAATTACATCACGTCATACAATCTTACGATACAGCGTTTCTTAAAAAAGAAACAGCAGACTACTCAGCCATTACCACATGGGGTATTTGGTATCCCAGTGAGGACGAAGGAGCTAATTTAATATTGTTAGATGCAATAAAAGGTAGGTACGAATTTCCTGAACTACGGAGATTGGCCCTTGACCAATATAAATACTGGCAGCCTGAAACGGTGATTGTAGAGGCAAAAGCATCAGGTCTACCTCTAACATACGAGTTAAGGAAGATGGACATACCGGTCGTAAATTTCACTCCGTCAAAAGGCAACGATAAGCATGCCCGTGTAAATGCTGTTGCACCTTTATTTGAATCTGGTATGATATGGTGTCCTGAGCAAAAGTTTGCTGAGGAGGTCATGGAAGAGTGCGCGGCATTCCCATACGGCGATCATGATGACCTTGTGGATTCTACGACACAAGCGATTATGCGATTCAGGCAGGGCGGTCTGATCGGTCACCCTGAAGATTACGTAGATGAAAAGGCAGAGAAACCTAAGAGGAAATATTACTAATGGCAAAAATAAAAGCAATCAAAGGTTTAGGTAAAGCTTTTTTAGAAGGTAGAAAAGAACTTCTTAAAAAATCTAAAAAGTTTCCAGGACCAGGATCTGATGAACAATTAGACAAAAAAATAAAAACTAGAACTAGACATGGAAAAAGAGTTCCGGGAATAAAAGGAACCATTGATCAAGGCGATATAGATGTTGACGCAAGAATTAAACGTACTGGTAGATATAGAAATATGAGAGCAACTCAATTAGTTGAGATGCGTAAAGGTAAAAAATAATGGCTGGAATATCCATACTTAGAAGACTGTTAATGAAAGAGGCTATGAAAAAAAATGCGCCTTTTCAAAACGAGGGCATTATGTCTATCAGTAAAGCTTTGATCACTAACGTTGATTCTAAAGTAAACAGAATAGTTGAAGGAGCTAAAAAACAAGGTATTGATTTTGATAAATATAATGAGCAAGAAGTTAAATATATTTTAGAACTTAACAGACCAAAAGCACCTAGAGTTATATCTGCAGATAGTCCTGAAGGTAGAGGTATTACAAAAGCACTGCTTGGTAGAAAAGAGAGTAAAGTTATTAAGGGAGAGTTTGGTAAACCATTTACACAAGAAGTAAAAAAACGTAGAGGACCTGTTGAAACAACAGAGAACATGCCTGGGTTTGGTAAAGTAAACGTTGGTATAGATTACTCCGCTTCTTTAAATAATCCAAATTATTTTGGTAGTGCAAAAAACATGTATGGTGATACAGCAAGATCAGGTCCAGAATTTTTTAAACAAATAAAACAGTTTCATTTAAATCAAATAAATAGAAAAAAGAAAGAAATGGTTTCACGTGATCATCCAAATTATAAATTATTAAAAAAATCATTACAAGACCAAGAAGATTCTTTAACCGCTGCACAGATCGCAGAAGAGTTAGGAGGAAATGAAAACATGTATGATGCTTTAAGATCAAAACAAATTAGTGATCCTAATGCTAAACCCTTAAAAAAATCTGATTATATTAAAGACAGTGATCCAGAAGACATGGCAACAGGTGGACGTGTTGGTTTAAAAGCTGGTATGTCTAAAAGAGCATTCTTAAAACTTATGGGCGGTGCAGCTGCAGGTATTGGTGCACTTAAAACTGGAGCATTAAAACTTTTTGGTAAAGGAGCAGCACCCGTAGCAGAAAAAACAGCAGAAGCTGCAAGCGGTGCTCCATCGTATTTCTTTGATCTTGTAGAGAAAATTAAATTGCTTGGTGTAAGGTCTAAAGGATTTAAAGAAAGATCAGAATCTTTCAGATACAAAGATTATGACATGGACATAGACTACGATACAGGCGATATACAAATTAAAAAAACTAGAGAGGCTATGATACCAGGTGGTGATGAAGCAGGAATAGCTGAAGAATCTATTATGGTTTATAGACCAGGCAGAGCAGATGAACTGACCAAAGGTAAAAAACCGCCGGACGAATATGATGAGTACACTGCAAGACCAGACATGGATGGTAAGATGAAAGATGTTGATGATGGTCTTTCTGAAAATGTAGAAAAAGAAATTATGGAAGAAGTGAGCGAAGGTGGTGGAAACGTTGATGAACTAACTTTACAAGAAATAAAAAAAGGTAAACTAGCTAGCGGAGGTAGAGTTGGTTTATTAAGTGGTGGCGGTGTGTTAAGAGTAATACTTCAAAACCTTGCAAAACAATATGGTAAAAAACCATCTGAACTTTTAGCTGTTACAAACTATAAGTCTCTTCCTCCAGAAGTTAGAAAATTTTTAACAAAAGAACAGTTTGAAGCAATAAAAAAAGACATGCAAAAAATGAGAGTTGAACAATTTCAAAATATTAGAGACATGATTGAAAATAGACAACAGTTTGATAAAAGCTCAAAAGCTTTGGAAAAAATGGGAATGAATGTATCAGATACAGTGCTTCCAAAGATGATGGATAAGGGTCCAGTGCCTGGTGGTACAACTTCTGATGATCTTTTAATGATGGAACAAATTATTAAAAACCTACAAATGAAAGATAGAAAACTAAATGCATCAGGCGGACTAGCCGGCATGTTAGGAGAATAAACTTATGTCTCAAAACAAAATGCCCCCTGATCGATATAGTCAGATGATAAAACATTTGACTAGAAAAAAAATTAAAAACCCTTTTACACCAGCTAGTGCTATTCAAAGACCAAAAAAAGTTTTAGAAATAGAAGCGTTTCAAGATTTTAATGTACGTAATCCAAAAGCAGGTGGTGGTATGTTAGTGCAACCAGGTTTTGGTGGCACAAGGCAGGGGTATAAAGGAAGAAAAGGATCAGCGGAAGATGCGATTAATCGTAGAACAAAATTAGCAAATGATTATAATAAAATAGTTGAGTACGCATTAAATAATAGAAAAATAAAAAATTTTTCAGAACCTGTTGAAGTTACAATTAATGGTAAACTTACTACCATAAGTGAATTACCCACAGTTAATGAATGGGCAGACATGAATAATGTTAACAGAAATATTCTTAAAACAAGAGAAGGTTCTATAATTCCTGTGAAAAGAGCAGAGGTTTATAAAACTATAGTCGATGAAACAATTAAATTAAATAATCAAACTTTTACATATTCTACTCCAGCTGACATCGCAATGGATATCGGTTTTACAAAAAATAAAGGAAGAGGCACCGGAGTTGAAGATCTTCTTCAAAAAGGAAATGTTACAAAACTTTTATCAAAAGATGAAATAGTATCAAATTATATACAATATTTAATAGATAAAGATGCACCATTAAAAGATTTTACCAACAACAGTATTTTTAAACATGTTAATAGTCGAAATGCTGATTTAATTAAAGTAGGAAAAGATAAATCTTTAAGCATACCAAGCTCTGGAAGAACAATACAATTTAATAATATAAATAAAATTATGAAAGCTGATCATTCAGAGTTATTTGCTAAATTAGGTAGAGGTGGTCAAATTCCTTTTTTAAGTAGAAGTATTCAAAATAAACCAGATTTTGGAAATCTAAGACTAAGTGAGGCTTTTCAAACTACTGAAAGTGGTGATATATTTTTTAATGAGGCAAAAGCTAAAAACATAAATTTAAAAAGAGCGTTGGCTAATATCACTGCTGAAACAGATATTTTACAAGGTAAATTAAAACTTGATCAAAGATCTTTAGCTATATCTAACGCTCAAGATAAAATGATAGAGGATTTAAATAAATATATTAGAAAAAATCCTAACGTTATTTTAAATAACTCAGAATTTAGAAAGTTAGCTGCTACCAGATTTGAGGATGGAAAATTTATTATAGATAACAATCCAGCACTAATTAATGATAGATTAAATAGATATATAAAAAGTGGTTTTTTTTCTACCGACCATAAAGTTTCTAAAAGAACAGGAAAATTAAATATTGAGTTTCCAACTAATAAACAAATAGTCCCTACATTTATTAATGGACCGATTAGATCTATGGAAAATTACATTGCAAATAACATATCTCAATACTCAGACCCTATTATTAAAAATAATATAGATCAAATAATTAACGTTGCTAAAACAAATAATTTTACAGTTAATGTTCCAAAAGGATACTCTAATATATTTGGAACTAATAGAACAAACGTTGGTGCTATACAAGATATTGCAACAGTATCCGCAGACGGAAAAATTTTAACCAGTTATGATAATCAGTTAAAAAAATTTAATTTTAATATAGATAAAATCCCAGAATTATCTAATGTTAAAAATGTAGACTATACACTAATTGATAAATCTAGATTAGAAAAAACATTAGAAACTAAATTAAAAACTGCAGAAACATATAAAAGTTTAACCGAGGGTCAAAGAGTCGTGCCACCAAAATCAAGACCAGGTCAAGGTGGTTTTATAGCAACAGAGTTAATACCAGGAGTAACAAAAACTTCCAGAAGAATAATAGGGGGTGCTGCTGGTTTTGTGTTACCAGAAGTTTTGTTCTATCAACTAGATAAAAGAAATAGAATGTCAAAAGGAGTATCTGAGGAAGAAGCCGAGGCTGCTGCTTTACAAAGTGCTAGTTTAGGTGCTCTTAAAGATACAGCTTATATGAATAATTTAAAAAAAGTAGGAGAGTCGATGGGTGTAGATTCTAAATCTTTTGACGCTGCTTATGACATGAATGTTTTACTCAAAAACTATGAGCAAAACAATTTAAATTTTCAAGATCAGTATTTAAATTTACTTGAAACAGGTGATGAAAAAAGAGCATCAGATCTTGAAAAAAATTTTAATCAATACAAAAAAAGAACACAAAATCAATATGCATTATTGAGCAATAATATTTCAGATAATGTAATGAATACTGTGGGTGCCTCACCTTTAATAATGGAGCAAGGAAGAAAAAATATTACACAGGAACAATTTGAAAAACCTTTTTTTGATATACAAAAGGTAGCGTTAGAAAAATTAAAAAGAGAAAAAATTAAAGCTTCCCCCATTCAAAAAAGACAAGTTGATACCACTGCTGGAAGCATAGGAGAAGATTTTTATCAAGCGTTTGATCAATTAACACAAGGTGCAAAAAATTTATTACAAGGTCGAGTAATACCATTTGCATCTAAAATTGGATTACCTCAATATGAACCGAAAACACCTAGAGCAGATTTAAGTGATGTTCTGAAAAATTTAAGCGACAGAGATTTAGAGAGATTTAATTTAGGTAGAGGATATGTTCAAAGCGCTCCTGTAAGTGATCTAGATATACAAAATTTACAGTTTGAACAACCAGGTGTATTTTTTTCAAAAGGCGGTATTGCAGGTTTATCAGGTGGTAAAAAATCTGGCCCAGCGCCAATATCAGGACCCACACCACACGGTGATGAAGGGTTGCCAGCAGCATTTAAACGTGTTAAGAAACAATAGGAGTATTAAATGGCAGATATAGATAAAGGACTCCCGAACACTAGAACTAAACTAGATATCCCTTCAGATGAAGAGGTAGCAGAAGAAGTTGCGGTTCAGGAACCAGAAGAACAAAAAGGACCCGTAGAAGTTATTCCTGAAGAGGATGGTGGTGCAACACTAGACTTTGAACCAGGTGCAATAAACATACCGGGCACAGAAAATCATTTTGATAATTTAGCAGATATTTTACCAGATGATGTTTTAGAACCTATAGGTAATGACATGGTCAACAACTATATGGACTACAAATCATCAAGAAAAGATTGGGAAGAATCTTATAAAACAGGTTTAGATCTTTTAGGATTTAAATATGAAAATAGAACAGAACCGTTTCAAGGAGCATCAGGTGCAACACACCCAGTTCTTGCAGAGGCAGTTACACAGTTTCAAGCACAAGCATACAAAGAATTATTACCAGCTGATGGACCAGTAAGAACACAAATTATTGGTGTTAAGAATCCAGCAACAGAACAACAAGCGACTCGTGTAAAAGATTACATGAACTATTTAATTATGGATCAGATGAAAGAGTATGAAGCAGAGTTTGATTCTATGTTATTTCACTTACCACTTGCAGGATCTACATTTAAAAAAGTTTATTACGATGTGCCACTTGGAAGAGTGGTATCTAAATTTGTACCAGCAGATGAATTAGTTGTGCCATACACAGCAACAAGTTTAAATGATGCAGAATCCGTTATTCATGTAGTAAAAATTTCAGAAAACGAATTAAGAAAACAACAAGTGTCAGGTTTCTATAGAGATGTAGAACTAGCACCACCAGGCAATGTTGAACAAAATTCTGTAGAAAAAAAAGAAAGAGAATTAGATGGCACTAAAAAAACTGGTAAGCAAGAACCAGTTTATACTTTGTTAGAGTGTCATGTAAATTTAGACTTAGAAGGTTTCGAAGAAGTCGGTGCTGACAATCAACCGACTGGAATAAAATTGCCCTACATTGTAACTGTAGAAGAAGGCAGCCGAGTAGTCCTCTCCATACGGAGAAACTATGCGCCCAATGATCTAAAGAAAAATAAGATCCAATACTTTGTCCACTTCAAATTTCTGCCAGGACTTGGATTTTATGGCTTTGGACTCATTCACATGATTGGCGGATTGAGCCGTACGGCAACGGCGGCTCTCCGTCAATTATTAGACGCAGGGACTTTATCAAACTTACCAGCAGGTTTTAAACAAAGAGGTGTACGAGTTAGAGATGAAGCGTCACCAATACAACCAGGTGAGTTCAAAGATGTTGATGCACCGGGTGGATCATTACGTGATGCATTCTTTCCATTACCATACAAAGAACCATCACAGACATTATTAAATTTATTAGGCATCGTTGTACAAGCAGGTCAAAGATTCGCGGCTATTGCTGATATGCAAGTGGGAGATGGTAACCAAGCAGCCGCAGTTGGAACCACAATCGCTCTTCTCGAGAGAGGCTCACGAGTCATGTCAGCAATACATAAAAGATGTTATGCAGGTATGAAAGATGAATTCAAATTACTTGCAAAAGTTGTTTCACAATATC